ATCTAATATATCATTGTTGTTGTGATATGCTTTACTTATTAAAGAACCAATAACAGTAGCCTTATCACTAAATACATCCCACTTCCCATAAATATTTGCAGGTCTTACTATAGAACAATTACTTCTATTATATTCTATCATAGATGCTTCAACATTAAGTTCTCCCATTCTTTTAGCCCAACCACCATACCAATCATTATTAGATGGTGTTGTCTTCCAAACATCATCTTCAACAAAAACTTCTGCAGGATAATATACACCAACTGAACTTGTATACAAAAACCACTCAACATCATTTTTGAAAGCAGATTCTATAATATTTGAATTAAACTGATTCATAGTTACACTATGACTTGCAGGTTTCTTTAAACATTCTTCAGGAGAGGCTTTAAGTCCTACTAAACTAAAAACTATATCTTGATTTTTACATACTGATTGTGTAAAACTACGACTTCTTAAATCACCTGAGATATATTTTTCATCACTAAAAAACTTTGATTTTTCGTGGAGGTCTGTCAAAGTTAAATTACAATTTCTATCTCTAAGTAATTTAATCAATTGATACGCAACCATTCCATTAGCTCCAGTTACTAAAACATTTTTATTGATATCTTGCGTCATTCCCAAATGGTTCTCTTTTAATTTCCATAATATTTGTTAAATCTAAATCTATATCATCCTTTTGTCTAACACAATCATATAAGTATGCACCTTTTTTGTTAGACCACCAAACAACTTTCTCACACCAATCTTCCCAAGAATCCCAAGTCTCAGTAGTTTTATCCACAAAATAATTAAATTTACCTAATTTTAATTTTACTTGATGACCTAATAAAGTTGCGTTATAAATATCCCATATATTATAATTCATTTTTAGATTTAAATCTTTTATTTGATTAGGTAATTTTATTAAACTCTTATTCATATAAATTGATTCAGAAATAATATTGTCATAGTTTTTAATATTATATTTTTCAAATACACTATATAAAATTTCTTTTGAATCTTCATAAAAATTATCTAACTTATCTTCTGTAACAGCTTTTATAAATGCTAACTCATCTGGAGGCCACCAAATGTTTAACCATTTTTTTGAACTCATAAACTCTGGTCCACCTTTTTGCATATTGCGAGAATGTTCATAAAATACTTTTACCAAATCAGAATACGCACCAGTTTTAGATTTAGCTTCAGTAACAAATGCATCAAATATATCCTTATAGTCTATACCATAAACTGAATTTGCAATGATTATTGGTATCTGAAATAACTTATTAAAATGTAAAAATGCAACTATATAACCAAATGTTCGTGTCCTAACCCAATCTTCTTCAGGCATTGATTTAGTACCTACTACCATTTGTTGAGTTTCATAAATATCATCTAACCATTCTCCAAGAGAACCATGAATATTTATAATATCATTTTCAACTATCTTCATCTCATACTTTTCAATATACTCTGGATCACCCATCTCAGTATTAGGTAATATACTCAAATTGTTGAATTGTATTCTATTATGTTGTCCTAATGAAATTAATTTAGATACACCTTTAGTAAAACTATCATAAGTTTCCTCTGGCAATCCTAATATAATATCAGAAAATGTTTTTATCCCATCTTTCATAAATTTAGCCTGTAAATCATAAAATACATCAAGTTTTATATTTGCTCTTTTAATAGCCTTTAATGTTTTAGGGTCTAATGATTGAAATGCTATCAAAGCACCTTTACTTAAACCTGTATCTGATAATAGTTTTTGAACTTGATATGAAACCTCATTTGAATTTTTAGTATTCTGTACAGATAGAGCTTCAGGATAACCATACTTTTCTTTATTCTCTGCAAACTTCTTAACAATTGGTAAATCTCTATCTTTATACATACCAAAGTTAGCATCACAAGCAAATACAAACTCTACTTTATTCTTACTAAACCAATCAATTTCATAAAATAACCTATCTTCTAAGTTATACTTAGATACTTTCTTTTTAAACCCAACACCCCAATCACAAAATGTACAAGCAAAAGGACAACCACGATTAGTTTCCCATAATCCAATCCATCTCTCGTGTGGATTATCTTTTATTAAACTATCAAAGTAACCCTCAACAAAAGGTGATGGTATTTCATTCATATCCTTAATTCTTTCAGCCTGTTGTGTAGTGATTAACTTATCACCATTTCTATAAATTAAAGACTCTACATTTTCCCAAGTTCGTTTTGGATAGTTTTCTAAAAAATCTGTAAATACTCTTTCACCTTCTCCTATTGAAGCGATATCAACATATGGATGATCACTCATATATTTTTCAATATACTCAGGTCTTTCAGGAATATGACAACCACCAACAAGAGTTAATATATTTGGATTAACTTCTTTTAGGGCTTTAGCTATTCTCATTGAGATATTATTGTTCCATACGTAGACACTAAATGCAACTATATCACAATCTTTATATTGTTCTACTGCATCTTTTATAGGAACTCTTTTATATATTGGATTTAAGAACTCAAAGTCATTAAAGTTTTTACAATGCATTTCAGCATATGATACTAAAAAACCAAGCGATAATGGCAAATAGTTTTGACCAGAAAAACTATTGTTTACTTGAACAGTTCCTATTTTTATTTTATTCATCGTATATAAATATCTACACCAATCTAAATTATTTATCCCAAATTTTGTTCTCTGTTAATGTAGGGTAAACTCTTTTTTGCCCTATTGGTTTTATATACATATTATCATTAAACTCTTCTTCAGATAAATATGGATACATATCCTCAATAGGTGTTTCCCATCCAACTATTTTAGGATCGTAAGTATGATATTCATGACAATTTAAATCCATAATAACAGGACCCTGTACTGACAGAAAAGCTCTAATTTGTTTTCTAATCTCATCATAATCAGAACCATCATCCACTACCATAGTAGGAATTTTATAAGCATCAATTATATCAACAAAATTTGGTGGGTTATAACCAATTGGTCCACAAGCTTCAGACCTACCTTCAAAATTTGTTTCTTGAAATGCCTTTGTTATACCATAGATATGATTATTTAATATAATAGTTTTAACTGGAATTTGATAATTAACTATAGTTTGTAACTCTTGAATATTCATATTGAATCCACCATCACCAATTACACAAACTACATTTTGTGATTCATCAGCAGCAAGAGCAGCTCCAATAGCACCAGCGAAAGAAAATCCCATTGGTGAATTTCCATTATTTGTAAAATATCTTTGTCCTACTTTTGTTTCAAATGCATGATTACATACAACTATATTACCACCACAATCAGCAACGAATATATCATTGTCATTCATTTCTTCTGATAAAATTCTAGTAAAAGCATATGGATGTGGATATTTTCTTGGTTTAAACATATCATCAGTCACAGGATCATATTTTACTTTCCAATCCATTACCTTATCTACCCACGAATCAAAGTTTGGTAAATGTCCACTTCCAGCTCTCATCCAAGCTGGTTTTAATCGGTTTTTTAATATATTGATAAACAACTTTGCATCAGAATAAATACATTCATCAAATGGAACTTGTTGTAACTTTTTTTGTAGTCCTGCCTTATCAACATCTACCATATACTTTTTAGCTTCTCTAGCAAAAGTATGTACATTACCACCCGTTATTCTTCCAGATATTCTACTTCCTATTGCCAATAATAAATCAGAGTTTTGTATACCGAAGTTTCTTCCTGCTCCACCATAAGTACCGATCCTACCACCATAATATTCATAATCAGAACAAACTATGTCTAATGCATTCCACGTTGGAAACATAGGAATCTTTAATAACTTACCAAGTTCCAATAACTCATCAACTGCTCCACTCAGTCTTACACCACCACCAATCATTAAACAAGGTCTTTCACTATTTTTCAAATCTTCAATATATTTATCAACCTGTTTAGTAATTACATCAGTATCATACATAGTTTTTAACCCAACATCATATCCCATCATTGAGTTTTCATCTATATCACTCTTTTGTACATCTATTGGTATATCTAATAAAACTGGACCTGGCCTTCCCTCTGTTGCCATATGAATAGCCTTTTCTAATTCATATTTAACATCTAACGGATTCATGATAGTTTTAGCATACTTAGTCATTGGTTTTACAATACTAATAATATCTGTTTCTTGAAATCCAATTTGTCTAATACTTTCATCTGGTCTCATAAATTTAGAATTAATTTGACCTGTTATAAACAAACAAGGTACTGAATCATAAAAACAGTTACCGATAGAAGTTACAAAATTCATACCACCCGGTCCACTCGTTGCCATAGCAACTCCAATTTTACCTGATATCTTAGCATGTCCTTCAGCAGCGAAACCACCACCTTGTTCATGCATCACAGCAACATATCTTATTTTATCGTTTCTCGTAAAAGCATCTACTAAATCCCCATTTGCAGCTCCATAAACAAGAAATACATCTTCAATTCCATAGTCTGCTAAATGATTTATTATATAATCTGCTACTTTCATTAATCCCTCTTTGTTGTTCTAGGTGTTACACTATGTTTTGGTTTTGCTAAATTCTCAACTCTATCTTTTTCATATTTCCAAGAAGAATCACCAAGTAGTTTTTCAAGTTCTTCTTCTTTAATCTCATAAAAATTTTCTGGTGCTGGAAACTGACCACTTTTTACTTCAGACTTATACTCTTCAAGTGCTGATTGTATCATCTGACCTGCTTCACAGTATCTTTTTACAAACTTTGATTTAAACTCCCAAAATAAACCAACTAAATCATGTATAATAACAAGTTGTCCATCAACCCTATCTCCAGCTCCAATACCGTAAACTGGTATATCAAGTTTCTCTGCTATCATACCAGCTGGTTCTGTTGGCATTGCTTCTAATAATAGAAAAGAACAACCAACATCTTGTAGTCTTAATGCTTGGTCAAGTACAATTTCTGCACTCTTTGCTGTTTTACCTTGTACTCTATATCCACCAAGTTTTGCACGAGTATGTGGTGTTAGTCCTAAATGACTCATAACCATAATACCAGAATCTACAATAGCTTTAACTCTATCTATCATAGCACCTTCTACTTTTGCACAATCCATTCCAGCTTTAATAAATCTTCCAGCGTTTTCTATTGCTATTTGGTCTGATGGTTGATAAGACATATATGGCATATCACCTACAAGAAACGCATCCTTTGCTCCTCGTGATACCGCTTCACAATGATTCACCATTTCATCCATTGTTACAGGAATTGTTGTCTTGTATCCATGTGTCGTCATACCACAAGAATCTCCTACTAGAACAACATCAACTCCGGCTTTATCTGCAATTAATGCTTGTGGGTAATCATATGCAGTTACCATACAAGTTTTTTCTTTTGTTCTTTTATGTCTTCTTAATTTTAATATTGTTGTTTTTGTTTTACTGTCTGCTGGCATTATAACTCCTTTGAATTGTTATCTCTATCTGAGAGAATTGGATTTGATATTGGCCAATTAATACCAATTTTTTTATCGTTCCATTTTAATGAAAATTGATCCTTAACGTCAGGATATTTTCCCTTATAACTCCATTTATACATAAATATTGAATAGTTACTCAAAACACAAAAAGAATTTCCAAAACCAGGTGGTAATAAAATCATCTTTTTATTTTTATCACTTAATATAGTATGATCCCATTTCAAATATGTATATGAATCTTTTCTGTTATCTACAACTACAAAATATAACTCACCATATAAACAAGTAACTAATTTCCAAGATTTATTATCTCCGTGAATACCTCTAATTACATTTTTACGAGTAGTAGTAATTTTATCATGATTAAACTCTAAATCTATTGGAAATTCATCTTTTTTCCAAGTAGTCCAAAGTTCACCTCTGTAATCTTCAAAAGCTTCTGGTGTAAATACTTGTACTTCTTCTGAAAATATATTTTTATTCATACTTATTAATTTTATCTAAATTACTAAAAATTTCATACCAATGCATACACAAGTTTTCATAAGTATATTTTTCTAAAAACTCTTTTCTAATATTAGTATTTATTTTTTGATTTAAATTATTAAAATCTGATAATATATAATCAACTTTTTCATTAAGATTAGACCAATCATAATCTACCGCAATATATGTTTCATCGTCTTCATAAATATTTGGAACTGTATTCACTCTATTCATATTTGGTTTAACTATAATAGTTCCAAACTGCATACATTCAAAATCTCTAAAACAGATTTCTCCCATCCCATATGGTGAAAGTGCAACTTTTGAATTATATAATGTATTAATATATTCTTGATAAGGTAATTTGTCTTTTTTTGAAGAGAATTTACTATCTAAAACATTCCACGCACTTTTTCTATGGTTTGTATAATATAAATCGTTTCTCAATTTATGTTCTTCATTATATGGAAGTTCTGCTTTATAAATTGCACAAACATCTAAATTTTTACTGTTTGAAATCGGTTGAAAACTTCTATACTGTGGTAACATATAACCTAAATTCCATCCACTTAATTTAATTCTGTTCCAATTTCTATCTGAAATATCATATGATATATCTAAATCGCTATCAGTTCCAAAAAACCACTTATTTAAAGTTGTTGGTTTCTTATACTCTTCTCTATTCAATAGTTGATTTTTAAATAAATAAATTGCTTTACTTTCATCTAGAACTTCATATGCTCCCATAAGAGATGTTGAATCTGATCCATCAAATAAAAAATAATCACCAGTTATTTTAAATAAATTTTCAAGTCCACGGTCTACACTTTCATCTAACGAAACATCTTTATTTATAAATTCATTCATACCTACAAACATAAAATCAAAGTCGTCCGACTCAGTTATATCAATACTATAATCTCGTAACTTATCTTTTATAAAAAATAAAGGGCGAAAAGTTGGTTCATTTCTATCTTCTATTGGATTAAGTATTTTAACTTTTATCATATAGTAGAATATAATTGATTTTGTTTTATTTGCTTATCTATAGTTTTAGGATGATATAATGATAATTCTTCGTGTGGTGGTAAATGTGCAAAACTTTTATGTCCTGAAATTATTTCGTGTACTGGTTTAACCCATTTAATATCTGGATGATTCTTAAAAATTCTAGCTTGATAATCTGGATAGTTTACCCAACCTTTTTCTGTAATTTTCCATCTCCACTTATTTATCCATTCATCTGTAAGTCCTTCAACTGTATTTACTCTGGGTACCCAAATTAAATCTACATCATTCATTTCTATAACTGTATGTAGTTGTTCCATCAAAAGTTCATGAGGTATTTCATCTGCATCTAAATGAAATATATAATCTCCACTACACATTGATTTTGTATGATTCTTTAAATCAGAAAAGTTACCATTAAATTCATATGAATGCCAATTAAATCCAATGTTACTCTTCAAGTATTCTTCTATATCTTTGACACCATTCTTAGAATCATAAGTAATTACTATTTCATCTTGTAATTCTTTGTGTTTTAATAAAAATGTAACTAATCGTTGTATTTCTACTTCTTCATTACATACTGTTATCGCGTAACTAATTTTCAATTAATACCTCTACTAAAGGTTTAGGTAAAGTTATTGGTTCTAAAAATACTTGTGATTTTCTAGCCTCTTTATAATCATATGTTCTATATATAGCATACTTGTTTATATGATTTTTTAATTTATTGTAAACATCTTTTCTAACACCACGTGGACCTGTTTTTGGTAACTCTATTCTAAAAATACCATTCTCATCATCAACTACTTGTATTTGACCAAATCTTTCCAATAATTGTACAACTAGTGGTTTATTTTTAATTGTCGGTACATTACCACGACTCTCTAACTTTAAACCTATTAAATGAAGAGTTTTAGTATTATCTTTTCTAGTATATGGCATTCTCGGATTCAACACAAGTAAAGTAGTAAGTGTACTTGTTTCTTTTTTTCCTTTATATCTAAATGATATAATATCTCCAGCAGTTACTTTTCCCCAAGTATATACTTGTTTAGGCATTTTACTTTAAATCCTTTGTTATTCCTAACTCTTCACATGCTTTAAGAAATTCATATTGACCAAATGTCATTGAATTTTCAACATCAAGTCTTCTATCATAATTATTGTATTTTGCTCGTTCTTCTTCAGGTATTTCAATAACTTTTGCATATTTCCAAACATATTCTTCTGGTGTACCTTCTGGAAATATCATTCCTAATTCTCCCATATTAATTACTGATAAGAACCAAACTATACCTCTCTCTTTATCTTCAAATTGTGTATCTTGTACTAATTTTGGTGAATTTTTTAGTTTTTCAATAAGATTCAAATCATCAATTTTATAACGTGAATCACTCATATAACCACAATTAAAACATAAGTAAGAACTATATGTTTCTTGTATTTCTTCAAAGCATCGATCTGTATCAAAACATTTCGGACAAACTATTACTTTTTCCATATTATACTTTCTTTAGTTTAGGTAATTTAATTTTAGGTTGTTCAGATGAACTTACTTTCTTTAGTTTAGGTAATTCTAACTTTACTTCTTTAGGAAACTCTGGTACATATTTGTCAAGTATTTTACCTAACTTTCTTGTCATACTGTCTAATGAAAATTTTGATCTATTTCCGATACCTAGTTTTTTAGCATTTAATGTGTATTTTCTATAGTTCTTATACACATCTTTCATAACTGCTGAGGTCTCTTGGTAATTAACAGTAAACCATTGTGACCCTTCAATATACATCTCATCTGGAACTGAACCTCGTTGAACATTTTGTAAGCTACCACCTAATAATACCGCTAAATTTTTTGGTAAAAAGTCTAAATGTCCACTCCAATTTGGAGCAATTACTGGTTTTTGAGATATTGTAGCTTCAAGTAACGGTCTACCAAAACCCTCACCGTGTGTTAAACTAATATGAGCTTTTACTTTAGGATGATTATATAATTCATTCATTTCTTCATCAGTAAAATCACCATGTAAAAAGTATATATTCGGTAATTCACCTCCAACGGTTTCTTTAATCGCGTTTATTTTCTTTAATATATCTTCTCTATCTAATACTGAAAATCCAGCTCCACCCGTTTTCATTATCAATCCAGGTTTCTTTTTCATATTCTTAAACGTTTCAAGAAAAACTTTTACTAACATACCAGTATCTTTTCTATCGTGACCTATATCTCCTTGTAACCAGTGTCCAACATATAAAAAATTGAAAGTATCATCAACAGTTTTCATTTCATCTATAAATTCTTTTGAAAAATCTTTTGTTTTTTTATAAATATTTGTATCTGTACCTTCAAATAAAACTTCTATCGGTTGTTCATTCTTTAACATACCCTTCATTTCATTTGTATTATCATCTCGCATTTCAAATGTACACTTTGACATTATTTCTTTCACAAAATTTGACGGTACAATGTTCATATTCATTCTATTCATACCTTCAAGCCATGGTGCTGGACACGCTGTCATCTCTAAACCTGCAGTAATACCAATATTATACTTACCGAATGTTTGAAACTCATTTGGTATAACAATATGAATATGTAATTCTGGTTGTTGTGGTAAATTTGGTCCATCTAATAATCTTTCTATAATCATCTTATCATTAGGATCATCTTCGTGTAAAGCATTCATCGGACAATTACCCCAACGAACAGATAAAATCTTAACTTCATATTTATCTAATTTTATTAAAGCCCTACAAATATCTCTACTATGAGCTCCATATCCACTACGTGTTGCTACGGGTGCTGTAACTAAACAAATCGGTTTATCATTCATTATAACTCCTGTGTTTTAAAAATACTATAACGTTTTCTTGGTTTCCATTTCTCAAATGCGGTATCCATATGATCTATAAAATTTTGACACATACTTGTTGCTGACATCATAGCATCGTCACTTTTTACAAACTCGTGTCCTTTTTCACCACATTTTTGTCTTTTTTCTGGATCCATATCATACCAGTACTTAATAGCGTCTGCTGCGTCATCAAATCTACATCTATCATCGAAAATATATGGTGTTGGAATAGAACCAACCATTGACCTATTTGAAGGCCAAACTGGTTTTACCCATTCTCCGTGAGTAAGGTCTGGATTATCTTTCCACTTTCTATCATCGTGTAGAGATTTTACCCACTCATAATCTTTATATGTTAATAACTTATCTTTATACTTAAATCCACATTGGTCTTGTAATCCACCTGTAACATTCACTATAATTGGTGTTCCTGCCATTAGAGATTCACAAGTTCCTAAACCAAATCCCTCATTAGATGCTATATTAATTGTTACATCAGCTATACTATATAAGTGATTTAATTGATTCGGTTCTAATTTTTGATCACTAAAGTATACGTTATATTCTGGACAAATAGTAGAGGCTACAACTGGTAAATCTGTACCATTTTCATCACGTGGTTGAGTATGCATTAACAAACAACACTTATCCGCTTCTTCTTTCGATAACATATCACAAAACGTTTTAAATGCTAATACAACGTCACCTGGACTTTTACGTCTAATGTTTCTATTATTATAAAAAACAACAAATTTTATTTCACTATCCTGTGTTAGTTGTTTTTTCATAGACTCTACTTGTTTATATTCTTCATCGAAAATACTAATAGGATGAAAATGTTTTTCATTTATACCATGTGGAATATAAGTAACTTGCCAATCTTCAGGTGGATTCTTTTTCCAAACATCGTTTACAATAGCAACTGTTTGTTTAGAAATATTCATAATTAAATCACAAGATTCATAAAAGAATTCATTATAATGCGGAGCTGGCCAATCGTCCCATATATTATAATAAAAAATAGGCATCTCTTGCCTAATTTCATGTTCCATTTCATATAACCATCTCCAAAATCTTGGATCAGTATAATGCATAATAGCATCTGGATTTTCTCGTGAAATTAACTCTCTCAATAACTCTTGACTTCCATATCCACTTATAGGATAAATTGTTAACTTAGCATCTTTTACACCTGTCATATTTCTAACATCTTGATCCATATTAACTACTTTACCTTCTTCAGGATGTTTTATAGCTCCACCTATCTGTACCCAATCATATTTGTGAACAGTTCCAAGAACAAACTCTTTTGACATTGTACCGACACCAGAAGTCATTCTTAAATCATCTGACATCAATAGAATTTTCTTTTTAGACATATAACCTCTTAATCATTTAATAGTTGTTTTTTTGTATCTTCTTTTTTAATACTCTCTTCTATAGTAGATATTCTTCTTTCAATCTGTATTAAAACTTCATAAATTTCTTTAAATATTTTATTTTGTGTTCCACTACCTATACCATTGGACTTCATAATCTACTCCCACTTGATATTAATTTATCGTATTTTTGAATTCTACTCTTAAATTTAGTATCCAAGACGTATAAATCCATTGAGCGATTTACTAATTTTTGTAATGTAAATTCGTCATCTAATGTTTCTATTTTAAAATTTTTATATAACTCTTTCAGTATCTTAACTGATGTTAATTTATAATCCATAAAAAACCTCTAATATATACATATATATAAATATATATTAATCTAATATTTTTATCATTTTTTTTAATTTTTCAGCATGATGAATTGTATTCATAGTTCCTCTTGAGTTAACACCTTTCGGTATAAACGCTACAATTATATCACTATATTCTGCAATTTGTTTATTTCTTTTAAAATAATTTGTAACATAATACGGTTTATTATATTTTGTAGCTGGTAACTTACAATGCATATTCCAATTATAATGTGTAGGTGGAAATTCTACATATTTCATATCAAATTCTAATGCAAACTTCTTTGCGTATCCATCTGCTCCTTCTTTTTGTCCACCACTAACTATTTCTACCTCATTACCATACTTTTCTTTTATTTCAAAAAGTAAATCTTTTACTTTCTTTTTATCAGTATAATTTCTACTACCAACTATACCAATTTTAATCTTCGTAGTCATTTCTCTTTTGTCTTTTAGTAGGTTTATCTGATATTGTAAATTTTGTAATATTATAAAATTCGTCTAATCCATCTAATATTTTATTTGGTTTACTATAGCAATATTGAAATCTATTACGTAAATTACTTGTTACATTAGTAGGTATTACATCAAACCACACAAACTGATCAGCTGATAGTTTACGTCCTTGTTTCACAATTGTTCTAAATGATAACTTATCTTCCCAAGACATTAAAAACTTTTTTAAATTTTTACTATTTATCTCATCTTCCTCAAACCACAGATATAATAATACTGTAATGTTTAAATCATTATGAATATCATTTACTTTATCCATAACAACTTTCTCTATATCACTATTAATAAAATCTGATAGTTTTAGTCTTAAACTCACTCTAGACATCATTATTTAACTCCTGCGTCACAATATTCAGTTTGATTGAATTCACAAAACCTACAATTCTTTTTAGATGGTTGTTTAATATAAGTATGTTCAAGATTATATTCTCCATCGATAAATGATTCATTAATAAACTTGTTCAAATTATTCATTACTTTATTAATACTTGGAGTTCCATTTGCTGGTGTAAATGTTTGTACTCTTCTTTGAGGAAACTCTACCTTTTCATATAATTTTCTTTTAACTATAAAATATTCTACATCTATTTTATCTAAAGGTATATCATGCTGTTTACCATAAAATTGTTTATATAATAACAACTGGTCTGTTTTATTCTTGTCAGCTTTAGCCCATTTATTCCAACCCATTGTAGAAGTTTTAATATCTATGATTTTATATCTGTCTCTAAACGTGTCATGTAATACTACATCCATATAACCAATAAATTTAATCTTATTCGGTAATTCATATTCGATAGGAACTTCAATACCAACTAATTCGTAATTCTTTTTACTGAAATACATATTTCGTTTCTTTTTAAACCATTCTAAAATAGTCAATCCATGTGAATAAAATTCTTCCATATCTTCTTGTTCACAAAAAACTTCACCACCATTATTTTTCATAATTTTAACATAATTTTCTTTCATTCTATGTAATAACATTTCATCTAATGGTAATGCATCTGCCATCTTAATAGTATCATTATACATTACAGTAAGATAAGTTTGTAATACTTCGTGCATACTTGTACCAAACAAAGTATGAATACTATCAGTATATTTACCTAAATCATCAATGTAATTTAATTTCCACTTATATGGACAAGTAACCCATTGATTATATTGACTATAACTTATTCGTTTCATATCTTTTCAACTGAATGTACTGGTAGTGTCCATATCTTACCATCACTATCTTTTAATTTATATAATGTAGGAAAATGTGCAATACTATCCAATATTAATTCAGTACCCTCTTTTAAATCTCCATTAACTTCGTGGTGTTGTTTTATTGTTTTAAATCTATCACCAACCTTAACACCCCAATGTTCAGTAGATAGTTCATTAAATCTTTTTACCATTTTGGTTTCACCATATGTATATCTTCAATACGATGTTCTGTTCCATCAGTATCAATAAACACTTCAGGTAAATTATCCCATTGTCCTTTAGGTATCTTGCCGTGGTCGGTCATCGTACCAGGTTCTCTTTCAGGTGGATAACCATCTAAGTTACAAGACAACCATTGTACCCATTCATCTGAATCACCTACTTTAACTAATGGTTGAGTTTTATTCATTTGATATAATTGTAATAGTGGAAACTTCATCAGTATCCTATTTCAAATATAAATGCTATACAAGTCCATATGAAAAATATGATAAGAAACTTTTGAAATAAATCTCCAAATTTTTGATTCATTATTTACCCCATTTACCATTCTTTACAATAGTGGCCATAATTCCATAATTAGATACATCAAGAAATGCATCTTCCATAGGTTCACCTTCTACTGCATTCTCACGACCACTCATCAATAAATTCTTTAACCGTTGTATCTTATCGTTCATTCTGAACCATAAACCCGTAAGTGATAAATGTATCTCATCAGGTGTTTGTAATTGTGTTCCAACACTTATGTTACCTGGACCGTAATCGTGTTGTTTATGTAAAAACAACTCATATTGTTCTTTTTGTAATCTTTTGAACTCTTTAGTCATCTCTGGCCATTCAAGTTCCATTTGTTCTATAACCGATTCAACCTTAGCTACTTTGGACAAATTCTTAGTATCTTTTATAACTTTCATATATTATTCCTAATTTACATAATTGAATATACGAATAAAATCGTATACAAGTCAAGCGTTTTATTCATTTCCTGCTGTGTAACCGCCTACAGTACCAAGAACGTTTAAACCCGCATCCTCAATCTTTTTAGGTTCAACTCCCCACTTTTGTGCAAGTTGTCCTAACTCTAACATACCACCTTCAGTAAGCATATACATTTCAACCATATCATATGCTTCTTTTTTACTGACTTGTTCGTGATTTGCTACTATATTGATTAACCAACTTGGATGTTCCATTTGATTTCTCCTTTTTGTATATTTTAACCATTGTTTACCCTTTGGTAATACGTTGGTATATAATTTGTACAATTCTTTTGGTTGCAAATTATATTTTTGTAATTCGTTTACTAAACTAACCCACTCCATCTTCATAGACAAAAATCTATGAGTCATATAATTAGACCAAGACTTCTTATCTTCGACTGATATATCTTCCCAATAACTAGGGCTTTGAACTGCTGTTATTTGATTTATGTGATCGAATAGGCTTTTTCTTTTTACCAAAGATTTTTTCCCACTTCTTGTCCCACTCATCTATACTAATACCTCTTCTCGGTAAATCACCTTTACCGGCTGAAGATTCTTTATGAAACATAGGTTTTTCTTTTTTCGGTTTATCACTTTTACTAGCTTTTTTCTTTGACATTTAATCCACTACCTTCTAACATACCTTCTGCAACTTTACCACAATTCCCACAACTATAAACTTGTACAGGAATAAGTGTTTCTTGACCAGTAGGTGATACAATAGCTGACAGTTTTTTTAAAATAAATGAAGTTATATATAAATAGTTATTACAATCACTACATTTAATTGTTTCTGCCTTTCTTAAATCAACTTGCACTTGTGCAGATTGAGGATTCGGTAATGGTTTCATTGGTTTTGTACTCATTTTTTACTCCTAAATAATTTCATCTATTAATCCATAATTTAAACACGTTTTAGCATCCCACATCAAATCATGTTTTAATATCTCATCAAGTTTCTCCATTGGAACTTGAGTATATTCTTTATAAACGTTTTTAATTGTAGTCATCATTAAATCAAGATTCTGTTTCTCATCTTCAAATTCAGAATATTTACCCCAAAAATTTGTGGATAATTGATGAATCAGCATATAAGAATTTCTACTCATAAATCGCTTCTCACCTACTACTGAAAGAAAAGTAGCCGCACTTGCACAAAATCCATCTACATAAGTATGAACTGGAACTTTTGTTCTTAGTATTGTATCCATAGATGATATACCACTTACAACTGAACCACCACCTGAATTTATAAACAATTTAAGTGTAGGTGGTTCTATATCTAAATTATTTGATAATGTTAAACTCCTAGACTCTAACTCTCCTAGTTTTTTATTAAGTTCGGATGCACTATCTCTATTTACACCAGCGTAATAATAAATTTTATTCTCGTGTACTGATATATGTTTTTCTGGTTTGCCACTATTTGGTGACGTACTTTTTGGTTTTGGTGATTTCTTTTCACCCCAATATTTTTCTACCATTATTCTACCACATCTACTATTTTTGATTGTTTTGCGATTATAGTTTCAAAAACAAAAGGTGAATCTTTTAACCATTCATTTACCTTTGTTTCTGCGACACTTACTGAATCACATTCTACTAAATAAACTCTACGAACTTTCTTTTCTTTTACTCCGTTTTTAGTTTGAATTTCTTCAATGAATACAACTGTTGCTTCAAAATACATTTTAACTCCTTATTTTATAACTCCTAATAATTCTATAACCATAGCCATAGCATTGATTTCCTTATCAACTACTTGACTATCTGACACTTCATATCTTGCAATAATCAAAATACATTCTGCAACATGACCTTTACCATAATTATCTACTTCATCATATAACAAACGAAATAAATCAGCGAAATCTGTAATTTTGTTGTCTACTAATAACTGTCTAATTTCTTTAAATGCATTTTTTTTATTTTGTGTTTCTAAAATCTTTAATAATTTTAATTTATAATCATTCTGTATAATACTTGAAGTATCTAATTTAAGATTACCGTTAACAACATTTCTTTGAGCTGAATTGATAACTCTACGAATATCTGGATAACCACTATCTACTAAAACTTTTATATCTTCCATAGTATCAGTAACATTTTCTTCTATTAAAATATCATGTAAATGTTTTGCAACTTCACTCTTAGACGGTGGAATAATCTGAAATGATTGACATCTACTTTGAATCGGGTCAATAATTCTCTCTACATAATTACAAGTTAATATAAATCTACAATGTTTACTAAATGTTTCCATTAGATTACGAAGTGCCGCTTGAGCGTTTGGTGTAATGTAATCACACTCATCTAATATAATAATCTTTAAGTCTTTAAAACCAACAGTTGAAGCAAATTGTCTAACTTTATTACGAACTGTGTCTACACTATTTTCATCAGATGCGTTTATGTAAAGATAATCACATTCTATATTATTTACAAGTAATTTGGCGAGAGTGGTCTTACCTGTACCAGCCTTCCCGAAGAACAAAAGATGTGGTAAGTCACCACTCTCCAAATAAATCTTGACTTTACTTTTTAGATGTTCATTTCCAATGTAATTGTCAAGACTGGAAGGTCGATATTTTTCTACCCATAAATAATTAGACATTAATCTGCTTCAGTTGTAGCTACTAACCAATATGTAGCGGTGTAATGATCTATTTTAAAACTAATTTTAGCTAATCCTTCACTACTAACTTGTAAGTATGCACTTTCACATTCTTTATTAGCAACTAATATATTACTAAAGTAGTCTGCATTAAAAGAAACATTATCAATTGAACTAAACTCTGAAGTGACTACTGGTATCGTAACTCTATTAGTATTTACTGAAGAATATCCTATAACTAACTTTGTAGATGATTCATTAGTAATAACAGTAAAAGTAGATGTATCTTGTAACGCAGACTTACCAGATATAAACTTATTGATAACTGAAGGTGTCATATTTATACTAAGTTCAAAATTAGGAATAGTTTGTAGTTGTGGAGGTTCATTTATAATTGAAGGATCACTTAACATATAATTAACTGATGACGCTGAATCTGATATTTTCATTGAAATCGTTTTATCACCCGCTTTTGTTACTGAAACATCAATGTCCTCATCTAATACAGATAGTAACTTTAATAACTGTTCAGTAGTATAAATACCTATATCCGCGTCTTCAAAATTCCATTTATCCATTATAATTGTACCTAATAATGTTTTGTCACTTGATACGAATCTTGTACCTAACTTTTGTTCATTTGACTCACTTCTTAATACTACTGAGTCAGCTATACCATTCAAATAATATTTATTGATAAAGCGTACTAATCTTTGTTTATTCATAACTTCTCCTATTAATTGTAACTATATATACATATATATTAGTTTGTTTTCTTAAAATCAAAAAAATCTTTCTATTGTTTTAGAAGCGTCTGTTGGTTCATCCCAACCAAGAGCTTCATATAACATCATTATCTTTTTATGTAAAGCTTGTTTATATAATTTCTCTGGATTTATATATTGTCTAATAAAATCTAATACTTCTATAGGGTCTTCATAACCTTTATACGCTATAGTATTTAATCCTAAAGGGTTTTGTTTTAAATATATCCATTTAATCTTATCACCATTAGATATTCCAGAATATTGTCTTGATATTTTATTATACTTTAAAAAATCATTATAGTATAGAGCACTCTTTACGTGTACTGGTGTTCCTAATTTATGTGATTTAAATATGTCCCCATCAACATTTTTATATTTTTTTAACCCTTTTACACTAATTGGAATAGCTATTTTATTAAAATCCATAAGCTTCATACTGTCTTTAAAATTAATAATAAACTCATCCAACTTTTCTTTTGGAACATCCATTAATATATCTTCTAATACTTTACTTAACATTTCTCTCATAGCTACAGGAAAACTTGAACGGACTGTATCTAAACCTTTAATCATCATTTTATTGACTTTTTTACCGTTGTCATTAATAATTTTAAGTCCATATCGTTTCTTCGTAACAAACAATCCACTCTTAGCAATAACTTCTTGTTTAATATCAAATCTATGTTTATCTAAGTTACAAAACTTCTTAGCAAAATAATCATAACCTTTATTTAAATATACTTGTACTTCACTTGCTATCTCTAAAATAGCTTTTGACATTTTATCTTCACTCTTAACATCTAAATCAGGAAATCTTTTTTTAACTAATGGTAACGCTGAATAAAAAACTGAATCAGTATCAATGTAAATACAATGGTCTTTTGTATCTTCTAACTCTTTATTGTAAAATACATTACCTATCTTTCTTGTAAACTTAATTAAAGATTGACCAGTAGATGTTACAGCCTCTGCATTATCTAAATCATAAAATCTAAATGCTGGAAGTCCAAGTACACCATATAAACTATTTAAAACAACTTTTTGAAGATATTGTCTTCTATCAAAATATTCAGATTTTTCTTTATCACCTTCCTCGTGAAACTTCTTCGATAACTTTCTGTATTCAACTCTTTCATCAAACCACTTTCTTAATAACGCTGGTAATAATCCGTCTTTATCTGAACGATACATTACACCATTTGTAGCAATTCCTATTTGTTCATTATCCATCATACGTTTTAATTCTGTTTCTGTATATCTATTCAATACATTTCCATCTTGAGTAAGTGAATATGTTTTTTTGTTATCTTTTTTCAAAAACTCTTCAGGATTCCAACCTTCTATCTTACCAAGTTTAGTTTCAGGTGAAATGTTTAACGACATAATACAAGACGGATACATTGATGTAATATCTAAATCATACACCCAATCGTGTTTACCTGATTGTGGTTCTTGTACATATGCACCTGCAAACTTTTCTATTTTAATACTCTTATCTCTCTTGGGTTTATTAGGAGCTATAATATTATTTTTTCTTAAATAAACTAAAATAGAACCTTCCAAATAACGAGAACTCATAAATACATCTTCATATGGAACGTGACCTAAATGAGCCAACCCTCTCGCTATTTCAATAAAATCTAATTTATCATCTATCTTTTTAACTAATTTTACGTCTTGTAAGTTATACTCTACAAACTTATTTAAATCATTTTCATATAAATCATTGAGTGTTCCCTCATACTCAACTTTCTTTTCACCAACTTCATATTCACCTATAGCATCTAATCTATATGATGGTCGTTGACTAAATGTATACTTTTTATATAAAGCTAAATAATCTAAAATACTTACACCTGCTATTTTATATCTATTCTGAAAATCACTCCATTGAACAATATTAATAGGTGATAACAAATTAGCAACATTCTGTCCTACAATTTGACAAGCTCTATTATACAAATAAGGAACATCAAAAAATTCTACATTCCAACCAGTTAAAATAGTGGGTTGAATTTCCATATACTTTTTAAAAAATGCATTTAATAAATCGTATTCATCTTTAAATGATTCTATAGTATCACCACTATTACTAGGTTCCAATATATTAGATGGGTCTAATGTATAACAAAAATATTTTTCTAATATAGGATCATTAAAAGCTATTGAAGTTATTTTATTTTCAGCTTTTTCAATATTAGGAAATCCATCTATAACTTCAACTTCAATGTCAAATATCATCACTTTATGTCCGATAGAAACTTCATCTGAACCTGTATAATTATCTACTAATACTCTTATCTCAGGATTAACATCGGATTCAAATAAATCTGGTTGATCTTTATCCCAATCAGAGACTCTTTTTAATTTATCACCGTACAAAGAAACATAATTACCAACTCTATTTTTTACATAGGCATACTTTTTGTAACGAAAAGTTTGATGTCCAAACTTATCATCCCAAATATGCATTTTATTTATTCTTCTATCGTAATAGATGTTTTGATACATTTAGATTAGGAAATCCCTATCTGTCATATATGAATATACGAATAAAAAGCAATACAAGTCAAGCACTTTTTATTAATTCTCCAGGAATTTCACAACTTTCGTTGTTGCAGAACTTATCTACTTCAGCCTCTTCACCTTCAACCCCTACAAAACTTAAATGTCCAAGTTTTTTAACTTGTTTACTATACTCTTTTTCTGTAATAGCTTCATAAGGCATTTGTTTGTAAGCACCATAGTCATGTCTTGGTAATAATGATATACCCTTTAATTTATATTGAAAATAATTTAATACGTGTGATAATTCATCTGCTTCTGTTTCTGGATCAAATGTAGCTGTACAACTGACTTGATTATCTGCCCAATGTCGTTGAAGAAAAGCGGCTAAACTGAATTGTTCCCAAATCGAAAGTTCAGCCGCTGTTCTTATACCCTCACCTACATCTACTGGCACTTCTACAACCATTGTAGAATCTTCTGAACCGAAGGCTGGTTCTAATTTATAACCTGCTTTCTTTAACGGTCCTATTAATTCTGAATGTTTAGATAATCTCATTCTACGAATATAAAATCTTGATTCTGGATAATGCATTCCTGGTGTTGCTCCTACTAATAATGAAACTGTTCCACTCGGTTTAACTGAAGTAGTTTTAATAGATTTAGGTATAGCGAACCAATCTGAATATTGTTTATCCCAATCTTGTATAACATCATATCCATCTTCTAACCAATCTTTTAATTCTCCTAAACCGTGATTAGTAATGAACTGTGCAACTCCACTAACACTACATCCAATTCTTCTATTTCTTAACATTACTCTATTAGTATCAGGCCAATGTGTTTTACCTAATGTTACTGTTTTGGCGTACAAGTAAGCATATTTTAATGTACGAGCGTAATCCTCAAATGAATCGTGATTATTTGGAAATGTCTCCACTAAACAACACAACTCATATGATTCAAGTGATTGTTCAAGACAAGGATTACCACCAGCTACTCTATGGTCTTTATCATCACCACCATTTTTCATTCTTGAGTAGTGTCTCATATTTTCTAACCACGCGAATCCGGGTTCACCGTTGTCTACAATTCTTTTACATACATCAGTATAATCCATACCTAATTCCGCAAATATTGAATTGTTTGAAGTCCAACCATATTGTTCC